CGTGCAGCAAGCTCAATCAATCTTCTTCTTCTTTTTCCTATATACAAGAACACCTCTACATTAGAAATATAGCATATCTAAGCAGAGGTGTCAAGTATTTTTTATCGTCGATGACGACGATGACGGGCATGCCTTGGTGGAGGCGCAGGGCGTTTACGTCCCTTTACCCAGCGAACGTGTGTACGAGGATAGCGGTTCAGCATGTGACGCTCAACGTACTGAACGCTCCAAGTTCCACGAACCCAAACACCATTGGCTCGGTAATAGCCTGGTGTCCAAACCCAAGCCTTAACTTGGTGTTGGTGAGCAGGCACATGAACATGTGTCTGTGGTGGATGAGCGTGTGCAACACACCCGGAAAGAAAAGCCCCGAAAAGAGCAGCGGTAATAAGTGATTTCATTGTTTTAACTCCTAAACTATAGACGAATAACTGTTTTTATTATTCATCATTTTCTTCATAAAAATCTGCTGCGTTTCCTTCACGCTTATCGAACTTGTAAATAACTTCCTCGTCCATAATCTCATAGACTCTTGTGCGGAAGTCATCTTCCATCATTCGTTCAGTCCACTTTGCTGCTTGGAACTTTGGACCAAGAGCATTTCCAGTAGGGTCCAAAAGTGTGTACCAAGCACCTGTTCGAACCAGGCTGGAAGATCCGGCAATAGCATCGAACAGACTCTCGTCATCCTGAATGCCGATCTCATCACCCCACAAGATACGGAAGTTGCATTGTCGCCCTTGAGTTCCGAAACGGGACTTCTCAAGCTTAACTTTAACTTCTGAACCAATACGGAAGCCCTTATCATCGGTGACGAAAGATGCCTTGGCTTTTCGCCCGGTCAACCAGATGCGAAGTGAGTAGGCATAAATCATAGCCTTGCCGCCTGGAGTAACATAAGGAGTCGTAAGTGCCTCGGAAGGTGAACGAGTGATGTTTGACTTCAACTGGTTTAGCACCAAGAAGGTGGACTGAGAGTTTGCAATAGGCACAGTCAACTTGGACATACCTTTCGCAAGAATACGAGCCTTAACAGCCATGGAAGACTGAGGATTAAAGTCTCCCTCAATGTCCGAGATGGCTGGAGTTAGAGCAAGAGAGTCCCAGATAAACAACATGCGGTTTTCGTTGTTCGCCAAGAGATCCTCGATAGTTTCCAGAACAAACTCAACTGAGGCTGCCTGAACATAAAGCAGAGTGCTTAGATCGCATCCGGCTCGCTCAAGGAAAGTTGGATCAATCGCAGACTCTGAATCAAAATAAATAACATCAATGCCCATCTTTTGAGCATTTGCAGCGACCTGAGCCGCCATATAAGATTTACCGGTTGCTTCCAATCCAGCAATCTCAACAATCTTTCCAACAGGAATGCCGGAGAGTTGCCCACGACAAATAATAGAATCCAGCCAGCGTGAACCGGTTGGAATCCAGTCAGTAACCTCGGTAGGGTTCTGCTCTGTTAGGTCGTGTGCTACGTTGATGCCCGCCCTCTTATTAATGAGGGCACGCATATCGGACAAACTTAGCTTACCTGCTTTTGTAGTTTTAGCTTTCGCCATTCTCATTTAATCTCCAAAATAAAAGTGAGGCACCTGATAACCCTGTGCCTCCCTGTGGGCGCGGGAATTACGCTCCCATGAGTTCGTTGAAGGCAGCGTCAACAGAGGACACTGTGTCAGTAGAAGGAGGAGGGGTTGTGGTAGTACCAGTATCCTCGCTGGTGCCTTCTTCACCGAGCAGGTAAGCGTCTAGTAGGTCGCCTACTTCTGCTGGTGTCTTACGCTCAAAGAGCGTGTCGAATTCAGGAATGCTTTCAAGCAGTTCCGCGCAGCGATTGTCGCCACCAACTGCCTCATCACATAGAGGAGATGAGCGACGACGGGGTGTAAGCTTCGTCTGTGGGAAACTTGCGCCTGCTGGCTTACCGTAGTGTAGGACGAGATCCGTTCCCGTCTCAGTGTCGGTAATGTCTCCGTACTCTGGGTTTAGGACGAGGTTGAGCAACTGCTCGTAAACCATCTTTCCATAGCCCCAGATGCGAACACCCTTATCTTCTTCACCTCGTACAAGTACGGGTGAGAAAAACCTTTGACGCGCCATAAGTGACTTCGCCATCTTAATGCTTTCTTCGGTGCCCTCATTGAAGAGCTTGCGAACAAAGTCGTTGAGGGGATCTTCTTCACCAAAGTTCTTCTTTGGGCTGAGGAAGCCTGGGTTGTTGCCCACGTTGTAGTGGAACCAGAAATCCTTGAAGGGATCGCCATCAGCGGTAGGAACGATACGAATAGTCTGCTCGCCGTCCTGTGGACGCCAGAATGTATCGCGGTTGCCTCCGCTGCCTTTACCTTCGAGCGCTGCCTTGCGCTCTCTCATTTTATCTAGATTAATTCCCATTTGTTTTCTCCTGTTGGGTTATTTGTGGCGGGGTTGCCTAGAGTCAAGGTGATTACTCTCTCACCTTGCTAAACTTAATATAACATACTTGTTTTTGTCTTGCAAGCATTTTATTCAAAAAAATCTGGATCAAGTGGAATGGTGAATACAAAGTTCCATGCTGTTTCACACTGACACCCTTCATTAAGGGCAACGAAGTCTGCTTCATAAATGGCGCATACCATTTCGCATCGTCCGACTTGCTTTCCAACCTCAATTCCATTTTGGTGAACACGAACAGCCGAATAAGCGCCAAGTCCTGAAAGGCTGGCGAGGATCAGCATTCGCTTCCAGTGGGTACGAAGAAAGCCCAATACTCTACTCATAATATTTCCTAGTTGTTTGTTTTTTCGGTATTCGCGATCAAATACCCGTAGTTCTGCTCATAAGAAGTAGAGTAAACTTGAAACCCAGCGCGAACGTCTTTCTCAACATTATTGTTGATGCTGTCTGTTAAGCGCCTTAATAACTTTCCGTCTGTTTCTAAAACTTTTGAGTTGATAGCATAATAGTAACATTTCTCTCGGATGTTTTCAAGTGAAAAAAACAATTTTTCTTCACCCTCGTCAACATTAACAATGCCGAGTGTTGAGATGCGAGTTGTCTCGCTTGTATCAAAAGGAGTGGCGTGGATGGCGGTCTGATGGTTGTAAACATTCACCATATGAACGCTGGATACGATCAATTCGTTTAGCCTGTCGTAGTATCCTACAATTGGAACCTCGCCAAGGATCTCCTCGACTCGCTTGTTGTCCACGAGATACATTCTCTTAAAAACGCCGGAGCGTGTGTATTCCTGCAAAACATTTCGGACGAGGCGCTCTTGCATAACATTGATCTGCCCCAAGAACTCCAAGTCTGGCTTAATATAAAGAATATTAATGTTCTTGCCTTTGAGGCTTTTTAAAACTCGCAGTGTTGCACCTGAAACCAAGCCGGAGCCGGAAAGGACGAAAAGAACATCGTTTGTCGCCTCCTTAAAGAAAGTCTTCATGGAGCGGGTGCTCTTTTCATATTTCTCTGGGTGATCTTGACGTTTGAGAATATAACTTCTTTTATCGTTCTCGTCCAATCCCTCGGAGTCGATCTTAAAGGTTTTGTACTGAGGGTACTGTGCGAACTTGTCTGCAATAGCACAGCCTGCTTTTCCAAGCCCAACTATTGTGTCCATTCGATCCTCCTCATGTCCCCGTAAGACTTTCCAGCGCTAAGGTTAACCTGAAACTTGCCGAGGGGTGTTTGTGAGAAGATGCTTAGCAGTTCTTCCACCAGTTCCCTCTCACCATCATCAAAGTCTATAATAATACTATCATGAAGTGTGAAAGAAATAAAAGACTTTTTATCTTTAAGTTTCTCGGCAATTTTAAATGCTCGTGAAAGCACAATATCACTCGTGGTGCTTTGTATTAAGTAGTTTAGTGCATGATGTTTGCCCGCTGGAATAACACGATCCATCGGAGTGATAACGACTTGTCCGTTCCAGTATTTTCTTAAAATGCCCTCGCGATCATAAGCGCGGCTGGAAAGGAAGTCTTTTGACTGGGGGTTATAAAGCCAAGAGAAGATGCGCTTCTTTGCCTCGTCTCTTGTCCCGATACCGCGATACACATTGTTTAAGTTCCAAGTGTGAAGATCTTCTGCGGGCTGTTGTTTGCCGCTAAGTCCAAGCAACACACGAAGTTCGGCTGCGTTATAGTCAAGTTCGACGAAGTAGTCATTCGTTGGCTTGATAATGGAGCGGTAGTCACTGTCGAGGGTGAGGATAGGA